AGATAATCCCCAAGGTGACATCCTCTTCATCAACTTCTCGCCAAGAACTCTTCTTAGACGTTTACATATGTAAGGTATATCATATAGTTGTATGTTCCAACCAGTAATTACGTCTGGAACATCTTGCATCCAGTAATTAATAAAGGAACTTAAAAGTGCATGTTCCGTAGGGCAATGAAAATATGTTACATCCTTCCTATTATTCTCAAAGGGTTTACTTCCCCAAGTAACGATCTGCTTAGTTGTATAGTCCTGTATTGTGATTGCCAGAATCTCTTCGACGCACGATTCCACATCAGGGAAACCTTGCTCAGACGCAACTTCAATATCCAAAGTAACAAGCTTAATCTTAGATATGTCAAACTTGATTTCATCCTCTGGGTATTTCTCTGAAATATATTGGTAAATATACCTGTCATTCCCATATATCTCAAATCCCTCAACATCCTCGTACTTCTTATAGAAGTCACGACATTCTCTAACGGTGCCTGGTTTAATTTCTTCAACTGATTCTCCACCTAACGTTTTATATTTAGTCTTTAGATTTTTTTTAGATTTGACAAATAACGTAGGGAAAAACTCATCCCTATGCTCATATCTCTTCCCATTCTCAACACCCCTCACCAGGAATTGATTCCCGATTAGTTGGACGTTAGTGTAGAATTTCATTCTTTAATAAGGTCTTGATATTTTTCAAGTAGAGTTGGTGTTGGTTCTGCAAGAGTAAGAATCTTATCAGAACTCATCATAAAAGTATCATCCTTTGTAACACCAGTTAAGAAAGGATGCAAAACTGTAGTACCAGATTCTGTATTAACCCAAAAAGGTTTAACTAATTGGCAATCAGGTTCTCCTGGAATTGCTGCTGCAACTTCATCAATCTGACTTATCAGAATCTGCTGTGTTGTTGTTAGTGCTATCACTTTTATCGTCTTTTCCATCTTTTTTTAATTCCTCTTTCATTGGGGTAACAACATCTTCCATATACATTTCTCTCAATTTAGTAACTGGTTCTACCATAGTAACCATCCAATCCGCAGGGATAGGAATTTTTTCTTCTTTAGATAATGGCATCCAAGGAAAAAGTGTTACTGAATATCCAGCTTTTTGTTCAGAACCTTTCTTTAAATCTGCATTTGCTTTAACGTCTGTTATCTTAACCAGACAAGGTTTACTAAGATAATATCCAATAACCCTTTGTGGATTCTCTTCATTACCTTCTTCACCAACAATCATTTCCGAAACATCAGAAACAATGTCTTCTCCAGATTTTAATAAAACTAACTTAATAGTCATAACTTTTATCTACCTCTTATAAGTATAGCAAAGAAAAAGCACCCTGTAAAGAGGGTGCTTGATCCATCTCGAACTCGTTTCTATTTAGAGATAATCCTTACGAGCATGATGCTCAGGAACTACCTTTCCTAAATCCACGGTGAGGAGTCCATCGGCAAAGCTGACTTGTCGTATCTCTGTATCATCGGAGATAGTCCAGACCTTAGAGAATGACCTTTGTGCAAGTCCTCTATGGACGACTTCTCCCACTGATTCTTTATCTTCTTTGATGCCTTCCACATATAGTTTTCCAAACTCCGTATAGACTTTGATTTCATTTTTCTTAAATCCCGCAAGGGCGATTTCGAGTTTCGATTCATGATTATTAAGTTGTATCAAATTATATGGTGGATAATTGGAAGTAGTTGCGGTATCATCCCAAAATCTATTGAGATAATCATCCATTCCAATACTGTTCTTTGTTATCCTGTCAAATAATTCAGGAAGATTTGCAGCGTGGTATCTTGCTAGATTGTTCATGGTTCTCCTTATTAAGCGAGTGTGAATTGCGTACCCTTACGGCGTACAATACTATTTAACCATAAACTACAAAAAAAGGGGATGTTGAATCCCCTACTTTTCTATTCGGTTTCTTGGGTCTTTCCCTTCTTACCGATATTATATTTCTGTTCCAGTATCCAATCTCCTTTATCCTTATATGCAAGAACCTTAATTTGATTAAGAGGTGCAATGTCCTCAACTGATTCTGGTTTTACTACAGATATGAGACCCCAATCAGCAAGGAGACGAGCAATACGATTCCGACGCTGAACGTCGTTAGAAGTAAGGTTAGCGTGTTTTCCATCAAGGGCAAATAGCTCCTTAAAATGCACTATGTAATATCTTCCCTGCTTATGTAGAATATGGCAGGACTGATATAGTTTCTTTTCCTTTCTAGATGCTACACCAATTCTTGTGAGAGTTTCACGAACCTTTAAAAAATCATCAGGTTCATTAAGAAGTACCTCCACCATTTGGTCTTGCGACCATTTTACTTCAGGCTCCTGCGTAGAAGTAGTCATTTCATTCCTCCAGTATCAAGTCGTTGTTTAATGTAATTAATTTGTTCAGGGGTTAATATTTTCAAAGCTTGTGATGCCTTTTCGTTACTATAACCATAGTATTGTTTAATGATTTCGAGGTCTGTGACTTTATCCTTACGGAGCCAGGGACTGAATCTCTTCTTTTTCCTAAGTGTATTTAGATAAAAAGAATATTGCATATCTTTATCTAGGAATGAATACTTATTCATTTCATTAGCAAACATTATACAATCTAGGTTTCCTGATAAACAACGATTAATAATATAAGGAGCATAATCCTTAATCACACTAGAATCTTCTTCTATTAAATTCTTTTTTGTAAAATTAATAGAGTTTAACCAATCTTTAAGTTCAGTCATTTTGGACCTCCAGATTTTCCCTTTCTATAGTTTGAATTTCTTGGTGGAGTACAGTATCTAAGATTATCTACATGAGCATTAGATGTATTATCATCCATATGGTCTACATAATAACTTTCTAATACAAATTTTTTTACAGATTCTGGGGTCTTGTCCCAATCTTCTAATGGGATTGGAGGATCTGCTTCATGACACCACTCTGCAAATGGTTTCCAAGTTTCAATTGTAACTCTATGAAACCTCACATTTGGTTTGGTAATATTCTTACTGACATACCCATCACCAGTAGTAGACGCAGTGTATACATAATCCTCATAATACCCCATTGGAATTGATAAATTAACAGCTGGTGGTTTCACATAATTTCCATTATTAGAAGTCCATTTATCAAGAGATTGGGATCTTTTAGGTGATAATATTAATGGTTTGCGATTTTTATGTCTGACTGAAATAGAAAGAATTCTACCATCACGAGATACATAATACCCCTGATCATCATGCAACTTCTGCTTATGTCTCAAAGGTTTAAATTCAGAAGCACCAGGTGTTCCTTCAGGAACTATCAATGCTATTGTAGATTTATCTGATTTTTTTGTAGTTTCTTTTGCCCACAAAGATGGGTGCTCTTCTCCAAAGATATTCATAATTATTTTGTAAGTTCCTTAATCTTATCTTTCCAGTATTGTCGATCATCCTCAGAGATCCAAGGATTATGGGATTGAATATGAGCATGTTTTAACCACTTCTCATCACCCCAATCTTTTTTAGGTCCCATATAATCTTTTAACATACTGATAATGGTGTGTAATTAAAAAGAAGAAGTTCCTTTCTCTGTGCTTGATCGATCATATAATCTCCCACAGAACGCATTGTATAAGTAAGATCAAACTCAGCAACATTCCAATCTTTAAAACGATCCTTAACTAACTGATCTGAATTATAACTGATCAACATAGGAATGTCATGTGCCGCACAATCAACAGCAAACTGATCATGGTCAAATCCCTTATGCATCGATCCCTTATTCCCATAAAGATTATCTTTAATATCATATGGAGGATCTAAGTACATAAACAATCCATCATGCACATTCTCCATTAGATGTTCATAAGAATATTGATTAATATGCCAATGAGATATTATTTCAGAATAACCAGGCAACTTCTCAATACCCTTTAATGAAAAATTAGATACAGATGCTTGCTTTGAAAATGAAGAACTCTCAGTTAAACCACTAAAGGAACACTTATTAACAATATAAAATGCTGCTGCTCTTTCTATACAATCTAAACTTCTATCATTTATTGCTTCTTTAGCATTAAGAAAAAGTTCTTTTGCAGGAAATTCCGTACCATCAACTTTCCTTAATTCTTTAGGGGGA